ATCATCAGGAATACTATGCAGATAGCGCGGAGAGGTTTTTTGTCTCTGAACCTGATATCGCCACGCCTATCAAGCCATGAGTTAGCAATCCAGCCGTACGCTTCCCCCGGAGATTTCACGTTCAGGCAAATTGCGTTTTGCTCTGCTATCGGCCCAGCATCAGCCCATGAGTTGCAGTAGTCGGGCAGGCTAATTCGGTAATCGTCGTTTGGCTTAGCTATAAAATCATAGATGCCATCAGCACCAGTTATCCATCCTCGCCCCTGCTGAACGAAACCCAAATTACGAGCTACGAGCCTGTTAATCTCAAAGTCGCTCATATTGCTGTAATCAGTCACGATGCTCTCCTTCCTGCTTAACGGGTACGGGTGGGGTCGTAAACCCCGGTCTTCAGGCCGAACAGGAAAGGAGGCGGTTTCCCGGATTGCTGTCTTTTGCATAATTACCTTTTCCTCTTTAGTATGTGAAACCATGAAACGTGCATATAAATATCGGTTTTACCCGACACCAGAGCAGGCTGAGCTTTTAGCTCAGACGTTCGGCTGTGTGCGTTTCGTCTACAACTCCCTCCTCCGCTGGCGTACCGATGCGTACTACGAGCGAAAGGAAAAAATCGGTTTTCTACAGGCCAACGCTCGCCTTACGGCGCTCAAAAAAGAGTCTGAATACGTCTGGCTTAACGAGGTTTCCTGCGTCCCACTCCAGCAGTCCCTGCGCCACCAACAAACGGCATTTGCTAACTTCTTCTCCGGGCGGGCTAAATACCCGACCTTCAAAAGCAAACGGCACAGGCAGGCGGCCGAGTTCACTGCGAGCGCGTTTAAATACCGTGATGGCAGGTTGTATATGGCAAAGAGCAAAACGGCACTGGATGTACGCTGGTCACGCCCGTTGCCCTCTGTACCGTCTACACTAACCATCAGCAAAGATACTGCTGGCCGATATTTTGTATCGTGCCTTTGCGAGTTTGAGCCTGAACCACTGCCTGTCAGCCCTAAAATGATCGGCATTGATGTTGGCTTAAAAGATTTGTTCGTCACCGATACCGGTTTCAAAACCGGCAATCCCCGCCACACCGCTAAATATGCGAAACGTTTAGCGTTGCTACAGCGCCGCCTGAGTAAGAAGAAAAAAGGCTCAAGCAACCGCTCCAAAGCCCGCGCCAAAGTCGCCCGCATCCACGCGAAAATTGCCGATTGCCGACTGGATAACTTGCACAAGCTATCCCGCAAACTTATTAACGAGAATCAAGTTGTTTGCGTCGAATCCCTGAAAGTGAAAAACATGATCCGCAACCCTAAGCTATCGAAAGCGATTGCAGACGCTGGCTGGGGTGAATTTGTTCGCCAGCTACAGTACAAAAGCGAGTGGGCGGGTCGTAGCGTTGTCGCTATCGACCAGTATTTCCCGTCGTCCAAACGCTGTAGCTGTTGCGGCTTCACCATGCAAAAAATGCCTCTTGATGTGCGTAAATGGCAGTGCTCTGAATGCGGCGCAGCCCATGACCGTGACATTAACGCGGCACGTAATATCAAAGCTGCCGGGCTGGCAGTGTTAGCCCACGGAGAGCCTGTAAATCCTGAATCGCATCACGCGGCTTAGGTTCGGCTCGTTGAAGTGGGAATCCCCGTCCTTTAGGGCAGGGAGCAGTCAAGATTTCACCTGCTTGCGTAGGCCAAGGCGCGCACGGATTTCTGCGATTTTGTCCAGGCCGGCTTCGTTCGTTACCGGAATATGCAGCTTGGGAATTTGCACCACCGGCGCGGGGATCGATTCGCCTGACTCAATGCGTCGGGACATGGACCGCAGCTCTTTGGCACAATGCTTCTTCAGCTCAGGGTTGCTCAGGTTTAACGAGCGCATTTCTGAGTAGAGTTTTGTGACCATCCAGTACATTGCATTGCCAGACCACGGAAAAGCCTCTGGCGAAGCGTAGAAGCCGCGACGCGCGGTGTAATCCATCACCATGTCGTACAGCTCGTCAGCATCCGGTAATCCGTTTGCGACCGCTTCACCCTGACGACACCAGGCGACGAACTGGCCGGGTGACGGGAGGAATGGCGTTTCCTGCTGGCGGGCAATTTTCATCCCGGCGTTAACCTGAGCCATGCTGGTGATCCCGTTTTCAGCAAAGGCCATCACCCATTGCCGACGAAGCTCGTTCAGCTCGTCCTGCGTTTTGATATTCGCCATCAGCGCAGGGAAAGCGCCTTTCAGTTCGCGAAAAAGCCCGTTAAATACCTGTGCAGCTTGCTCGGTCACCGGCTGCGACTTCGGTTTGTCGTCGCTGTAAATCTGCTGAAGCGCCCGGCTATCCCGGCTCTGAATGGCTGAAACCAGATTTCTCATATCTGTAACCCCTCTGCCCAGTCGGTGTTGTTCAGGTCGAGCGCTGGCTTGGTCTGCCCGGTGCCGCTCTTGGCTTTGTCGCGCTTGATAGCCAGCTGAGTCCACTTTTCGCGAAGCTTGGCAGGACACAGCACGTTGCCACACCAGAAACTGTCCTGGCTGGCCCAGCGGAACAGGCTGCACATGTCGTGATGGTCACGCCCGTCTTTTTCGCGCATCAACCGGATGTCGTTAGCCCATCCAGCGAAGGCGGGCTTTCTGGCAGACGGATCGATAGATTTGACGATATCGAACATCCATTCGGCAGCGCGGAGGTCTTCAGCGTTACCCCACTTGACACCGCTTTGGATTGCCGCTTCAGGACGCTGAGGTTTTTTCTTCTGGACAGCAGGGAGGTGATTTCTCTGACGAGAATCTAATACGTTAGTATTAGATGTTATATTGTTTGTGGCACTTTGATGGCAATCTGTTGGCACAACCTCCCCCGCAGCCCTTTCTGTATGCGGGTTTGCGTTGGCACTTTGATGGCAATCTGTTGGCACAACTTTTTGCTGATAATCGTCGTATTTTGTGACCAGAATCTTCGAGAATTTCTTATTGGACTCCTTAGTGATCATCCCCATTTTTTCAAATTTCAGGATGAGGTATTTGATGCGGTTTGGGTCAATTCCTGTCTCCTGTGCCAGGGTATGCCGCCCGGTAATAAACTCCCCTCTTCTGCAAAGCAATTCGCCAAACTCGGTTGCTACCGGTCCGGCGGCGTGATTGGCTGACAGAATGAAGTGTATCCACAGGTGGACAGCGTCAGAATCCGTTCTGTAAAAAGGCAGCTCCATTATTTTTCTGTGCAGCAAGGCAAACCCCTTACCGGTTGCCTCCGGTCTGTCAGTGGCCCGCAGAGCGGGCCTAATGGGTGTTACGTTGGAATGCGCCAGGTTCATGATGCCCCCTCTTCTTGGCCCAGAACCCACCGAAGGGCCGCGGCATAATCCCCGGTGGCGTCATTCAACGCCTTGGTGATCTCCTTGCGGGATTTCATGCGGGGTTTATCTGTGCCCATGACCTGCCGCTGCTTGCGCGCCTTGGCATGGCCCTTTTCACCATCTCCAGCCTGTTGCAGCTGCTGAACCTTCTCGCGCTGCTCATCCGGCGTGAGGTCGGCAAGCTGGCGGGCAGTAGTGGCAGTGATAGAGCCGGATTCCACGGCCTGCTGTACGGCCTGTGTGCATTCCAGCAGAGTGAGAGTTTCGCGCACGGTTTTGACAGTGCAGCCGAACATCAAAGCGAGGTCGTTTTCGTCATGACCGCGATCGAGGTGTCCGGACATTTTCCGCGCCCGACCAAGTGGTGTATCAGCCTGGCGAATCTCGTTCTCACTATCTCGAAAACCAGCCATGCGTATTGCTGAGCCACGTTTCACTGCGCCGGGAACCTGAAGCAGGTCTTTACCCTCAGCGAGAAGTCGCTTATTGGCTTCCAGCGTATGGCGCACCCTCTGCCGCCCGGCTACGACGCAGGTAAGGCCTGTTTCCGGGTCTTTCCAAACCATGATCGGCTGTAGAACGCCGTATTCCATGATGTTGAGCACCATAGCCTCGTCCAGCGGCAGGTGTATGCGTTCGTCATAGAGCGGGTGATTAGGGTCTGTAACCAGATGCAGAGCTTCAGGAACGAACATGAGAAGGTTGGTTTGACCGTTTGCGCCGTAGGCGTCCTTTGAGCTTTTAGCCATGTGCGCGGCCTCCGTTGAAATTGATGTGAGTGTGATGCATAATTACCCCTGTGAATTGATCCAGTTATTCGCAATCAAGCCTCAAGCGTTCCCGCGCTTGGGGCTTTCTCTTTTGGTGACATCGCATTAATCGTGTCCTGCACCAGTCGCCCTACAGGGCTTACTTCCCATGCCAGCCTCGCAGTGCAGATAACCGCTGCAATAAAACGCCAGTCAGTCCGGCTTATCTTCGATTCGTGACATCCCACACTCCGGGCAAATTCCCGCCCTGTTAACGCCGATACAGCCAGTAGCAGATCAGTTTCTGTGCGGTCG